CGGGCGTTGAATGGATGTACAGTCGTAGTTGTGTTTGACCGCTGCTGGCGTCTGAAGAACACCCATCACTTCCTTCCACTCTTTGCCGTGAGGACGCATTGACTTGCCAGTATCCTTCAGGATCTTGTCGTAGAACAAAGTGCCAGCGATACAGTGAGCGAGTTCGTGCGGCACAGTCGTGTTGAGGAAGTGTTCCTTGTTCTCAACGCACAGGATGAGGTTGAAGCGAACATAGTTGCCAACGTGATTGGCACGACCGCCATCAGTGTTCTTGACGTCCCAGCGGATTTCAGGCATCTCGAGATCTGGGCGTTTGTAGTGTTCACGAGCGATGTTCAGGTAGGCGAGGAGTTTTACAGCAACCTCCTCACGCAGTTCCTTGGACAGCAGCAGATTTTGATTCTTGGACATTTTGATTCTCGTGGCGTGTTCGCGACTTACTTGTTAGCGTAGAACTCTTTTGCCTGAGGAGTTGGTTCGAATACCAACTTGGCAGAAACTTGCCAGTTACAACCAACACGACCAGCGCTGAGTTGGGTGCCTTTGATCTTGGCCATGTCGCGGCTGAAGCCAGTGATGCGCATTGTGACGATGCCGTTTCGAGCACCACCGTCGAATTGAACGATGTCACGAACATTGAACTTGGACGAAGCAGCCACACTTGCGATCTTGGAGGCCAGATTGAGGTTAGCGACGAGACGCTTATTCAGATCACGCTGCTCTTCGTAGGAGAGTTTCTTGATTTGTTCCATCAGCATTGCGACTTGGTTCATGATTCATCCTTAAGTTGTCGATGAATGAATTATACCACGAACCTAGGAAATGAACATACTCAAGTTGTAACTAAGTTTTGCTTCGTTACAATTGCGTCCCACTGCTTCTTTAAAGAATCTATCTTGTGCTGCTCAAGACATTTGTATCTCTCGAATCGACAGTCGCCGAATTTCCATCCTGGCGGCATTTCGTTTTTCGAGTTCTTATAGTAGGAGTTGATCAGCGCGTTGTCTGCTGCCGTGACATGGACCACCACGAAAATGTAGTCCTCAAGAATCTTTGCTAGTTTCTTGAGATCATCCTCGCTGTCTAAGTCTAATGTTTGTGCGTACGCCCACGCAACATCAATTGGGGTTATGTGTTCCCAAACGCAACCTGGCGATGGAACATCAACCAGCGATAATTGTTTGTGGAGGTGTTTCTTTGGGCGAATGCCTGAGTTTACTCGCTGCTTGATAGCGACGATGTTCGATGCTAGAAACAATTCATCGCACGGTCGATCACGAGACTTCATTGCTCGAACGTCCTCGTTAAATCGTCTAATTCTTCTTAACTCGTAAAAGATTGTACTTGCTACATCTAAGTAACCGGTTTTGACCGCCATTTATCATGCCCCAATATGTGTTAATCGATAGGTGTACCTCCAAAGTAAAAGTAAAGTGAAAACAAAAAATGCGCGGTATTCAAACTATAAATAGGTTGAAACTAATTTATTCTAGGATTCCAAGTGGCAAAAAAGAAAGTCCCAAATTTGATTGTGGAGTTTGCGAGCGACTCCGGCACAATGTTTTTCCTCAGTGTGCTTGAGTATCGTCGGGAGAATTATCTTGTCATTGTTGACAATGTATCTTCCGAAGAAATTGGGGCATATGTCCTTGACTTCGCTCAACAAGAACGCCTCGATGTTCGTCAATTGATGACGATAGTGACTCGCTGGTTTTATAGCGGATCATCCTCTTACCCCCTAAGTTTCGAATTCTCGAAACTTGGTATTTCTCCGTTAGCAAATCGAATCTATAAAACATTCGAACTTGCTCACGTTACCCGTCTTATCGGGTATGACTTCAGGTATGACCTAGAGACGCCGCCTAAGATTAGACGACGTCGTGCTAGTTTAATTCCTGCTGGAACTGAAGTTCGTCTTAAGCGCTCGTCTCAAGACAGTAAAGCACTCTCAACACTTCAAGCAGCCATTGTTCCGATTGCTCAACCAACTCAGGAGTCTTCTTCCGCTGAGTCGATGTGATCATCTTTGCCTGAACTTCGGCATCGAGTTCACGAAGCAGATCTTTGACCTTTTCAAGGTCTGCTCGCCCTTCCTTGATTTCAAGTAATTGTACCGCATTTGGGCGTGGGAACGTAACTTTTCCATGGTCAAGGATTTCGATCGCTTGCTGATACACGCGAACCGCATGACTCAACGATTTGAAGTCGACATCAGTGTCGGCAGCAGCGGTTGATCGTACACCGTATTGCTTGATCAACTTATCAAGTTGTGTCAGCAAATGTGCGATCGTTGTAGTTTCTGAATAACTACGTCCGCCCATCTCGAGAGTGCGCAACTTTCTATTGTTGTTCGTCACTTCACCGATTGGCAGCCCAGAGCGCTCTGAGATGACATCCAACAGTGACTTGCCTTGATACCTTGACGCTGTGTCCAACCGCAAAACAAAGGTGTCGTCATCAACCCAAACTTTTTCATTGACAACGGCGTCGATGATCTGGCTCACGTTAACCACTTCATTCAACCGTTCCCCACGCCGAACATAGTCAAAGGTCTGCTTCATCGCAAACCCAACCATCGAGTAGACTTCATTGTTGCCGAACTTGTTGATCATGTCGACAACCGTGTTGTATTCGAACACACTCAACTTATCAGGCGCAGAGGGTCCGTCCTTGAGAATCGCATAAGCGATTTCAACAGCATAGGTTTGACCGTTGACAAAATCGCGAACGAATGTTTGGAACGGGATGAACTCGTTTTCAACGCCATTGTCCGGCATCGACAATCCATCTGGCACAGGATCGCCACGCTCGTCAACGCGAGTCTTGAAGGCGACTTGTCGCTTTGTCAACAACAAATCGTCGATTGGTGGAAGATAGACCGACTTCAGATCAGTGTCTGATGTAGGTGTTGAGGTGCCATACAAGCGGCTACCGTAGACACACGTAAATAGAATATCGTCAGGAGAGTTCATATGAAATCCATATTAGTTCATTCAATTATACCACAACCATTCACGTATCTTATAGGATGGTCAACCGCTAAAAAATTCTATTACGGGGTTCGATATGCCAACAATTGTCATCCAGCTGATCTATGGACGACATATTTTACTAGTTCAGCTTTCGTAGCAAGATATAGGGAAGAGTTTGGTGAACCAGATATTATTCAAATTAGACATACTTTCGACAATAAACTTTCAGCAAAACTCTGGGAGCATCGGGTTCTTAGAAGGATGCGAGCAGCAACAAGAACGGATTTTCTTAATAGAAATAACGGTAAATCTTTTTTAAGAAATGTCGGAAAACCCTTGTCTGAAGAACATAAGAGAAGTATTAGTCTGCGATTAAAGGGCGGAAAACAAACGGCAGATCAAATCTCAAAAAGAGCAAAGGCGTGGATCGGGAGAAAACATTCGCAAGAATCAAAGGCAAAAATGAGCGCGAAACAAAGGGCACTACCATTTCGCCCACACGGTCCTATGTCGAACGATCAAAAAGAAAAACTTAAAAGTTGGCACGCAGCAAATAAACCATCTCTCGGACTTAAACGGTCTTCAGACACTATTGAGAAATTAAAACTCTTAAACCAAGGACCCAACAATCCTAATTTCGGGAAGAAGTGGTTTAACAATGGCGTTGAATCGAAGATGTTAAAAATCTGCCCTGCTGGTTGGGTAGCAGGAAGACGTCTATAACTTGCCCTGCTCAATCAAATTTAGCTGAATAACAACGTTGAAGCTGTATGCTAAAGCGTGAGATTTTTTGAATGCGTATCCAGTATCGTCAGCTACATATAACGCTTTCCTAGCAGAGACACGATCCTTCAAATACAGACCTAACAAACTTTTCTTTCCAGGTCGAATCAGCGCCATCACATCAGACAATTCTTCTACCGATTTTGGTTTAATTTTCGACAACAGCTCGCCGTGTTTTGACAACTGAAACAATTTTGGGTGCGTTGACTGAAGTTGTAATAGCGTCCAATCTGGTTCTTTTTCCACTAGCATTTCTAGTTGCTCTCTGGATCCTATGGATTTCAGATAATGAAGGTGAAGGAAGTCTATTTTAAGATACCCGAGTTCTTCGGCAGCATCATACGGTATCGCAGACAATCCAGACATCGGATCCCTAGGGATCGTTTGTGGATAGACGCCGCACGGGTGAGGCGTCATCTTGCCATCTCGAACTACCGCTGCTCGAATCCAACTTGGAAAAACCTTAGTTGAGTCGAACGATGGAGGAGTGTCGACATCGACGTCCATTTATAAACCCTCTGCTTGAGTTACACGACCAAAGAACTGGAACAGACCAGAGTCTTTTTGAATCCGAGCAATCATAGCGCCCATGTTCATAGCGCGCTCTAACTTTTCCTTGTCAAGAGATTCGCATGCCATCAAGTGGTCACGAAAGACTTTTGACGCCGCGAGGAACCAAGGACTTAATTTACGTCGTTTGATGTAGGTCACTAGCGTATCGACAGGGACAACTTTGAAAATGTCAGGTGTCTCGCACTCGTAGTCTTCAACAAGTTGCTTCAAGAATTCTAGCGACTCGAGAACCTGAACTTCAGGCGGATATGCCTGATCGTACCATTCAAGATACATCGCATAGATGTTGTCGCGACACCACAGCATCGGAGAAATATCCTTGTGATCCACCATCAACTTGATAAACTGCTTGGTGTTCGGAATATTTGTTTTGACCGCGTGCTCTGCGAATTTCACAAACGAGTTGTAGAGGCGAGATTCAGCAAAGGTCTCGATTGGAACAACCGAACGCTTCTTTGCTTTCAACCAATCGCAGTAATGCGCATACGCTGCTTGTCCAACAGAACTACGAAGTTCTTCGATGCGCTCGCGCTCTCGGCAACGATGGTTCATGAAAGACTTCTCGTGAACAAAGTCGCGAATACAAAACTCGCAATGCCAAACAACCTTCTTTACCGGTTCGTCACTTTGCTCTGGTTGACTTCTTCGGTTTGCTGCTGACTTTCGTAGTTGGTCCCGTTCCGTCATCAAATTCTTTCTTCAGTTTTGCGATCTCATCCTTATCCCAGCCGAGTTCTTCAGCCATGGTTAGAAGATCATCGTTTGCTACGGTGTAAGTAACTGCTTCTCTAGTAGAGCAATCATAATACTGTTTGATCACCTCAATTGAGGATTTCTTGGTCTTAGCACCAGGACCTTTGACCCAAGCATAGCGTGATGTTCTACCAGTTGCTGCCGCTGCGAGTGACTTGAACAGCGCGCTCTTGTCTGATGATCCGCTGAACACATATGGGTTGACCATAGTGTTGAGGCGAATGATTTGCGCCATGTCTGATGTTCCAGTCATCCAACGCATCATGACATACGGCGCTGCTGCCTTCTGACCTTCTGGTGTCAGTTTGTCATACCAAGTTAGATCGCCCTTTGACAGCGCTGACAGACCAGCAAACAGATCAAATGCTGTTTTATCCAGTGCCATCAGTCGCCAATACGCATGTCGATGCCATTGTCATCGCGGAAGAAGGTGATCTTCTCGACAAGGACACCAGCA